ATTAAAACCTGTTAATTGAAACGAATTACACCACTCGACAACATGTCGAAAAGGCACACGAACAATAACCTCATTCATTCCTCTATTCAATTCAAAAACAACTCCATTTCCTGAAGTTGGATCAATTGTACTTGGTGTAATTAAAGCTGGTAATGAAAGATAATTTGCTCCATACTGCCATCCAATAAAAACTTTCATCGTGTGAAACTGCGTACAAATAAACTCAAAACGATACACTAATGTACCTCGCCAACACTTACAGTGTAATGCCATCATAGTACTAATAACAGGATATGTAGAAGCCAATAAAGGATTAGCATTTATTTGATTTCCAGATCGTATAGGATCAGTAATCCAAGTTTGCTCTACAAGTCCTAATCTTTGAGAATATATTCGCGAACCTCCCGCATTAGCACTAGTCAAAGGATAACCTCCTAAATATGTAAACCTTTCTTTAAAAAAATCAAAATCCATTTCATCTTTAAAATTTCCAAAATCTTCATATCTTGTTACAGCTAATGATCTAGGATGTAAATCCATTCGATTAACTGGATAGACTCCTTCCGAATTATTATAATATGACGTTGCTCTCCTTATCATTGGCATTGGGGCAACTGTATTACTTACAGAATCCATAGCGAAAGGAATAGTTGCATTTACATCAAAGGCATCTCCTTCAAATGTCATTGGTAAAGCCGCATTAGTTGCTTTTCCAATATTACTTGAAATCATAGTCAAATCCAAAAACTGTGCAGAATTTTGGGGTTGTATAATTTTCAATTGTACATCATCCAAAATCGTATACAATGTCCAATTAAGACTAGTTGAAGCACCTGTACCTGCACTAAGTGGTGTAAATACAACAACTGTAATACTTCCATACTGCTGAAAATTTGTCGTTATTCCTGCACCTGGAAAATATACATAATCATACTCTCCATCCCAAGGTGTTTCCAATTCTACTACAGTATTATAACTTGCAAGCGTTTCCACGCTCTTTAATTGTGGCACACTATAATGTATTTGTCCTGTCGTTCTAACACAAACTGTCGTATCAAATTTTCTATATGGTACATATAGCAAACTCAATTTCCCTTGATGAAAAGGAGTACCATTTAACTCTAAACGAAACCTAAACTTACACCTTATGAACTTAAAATTATTCATATAAGTATTATATTTAGGAATTGTTGTTAAAATACCTGGTAAAGAAGCTGTAAACAACTGTGTTCCTTGTGTATTTGATGTAGTAAATGCTCCAAATGCAGTTCTAACAGGTATTCCCATTATATTTGAAATATCCATATTAGGCTCTTGCAATACTCGTGAAGTCCATTGTGATGGTACTGCAATTTTATCAACAGGAGTTGATTCCTCATATCTAATTGCACCCACATTTTCCTTAGTTGGTATATCACTAATTTTTTCACAACATGCATTACCTAAATCTTCCATCTGTGCTTTCACTAAACTATTATTGAAATTACTTTCTAAAGATATAAGTGCATCAAATTTTCCTGTTCTTGAATACATTCCATCGTAATAATTCCACGTTTTCAACTTTACATTATATCCACGTTCCTGAAGGAAAAATTGACACCTATTTGTAAATGTTTCAAATGTTTCCTTTCCATAAAAATATATAAACATTTGTGCCATCTCTACATTAACTAAAGTAGAATCAAGATGTGATAATGGATTTCTTATCCACATTACCATACTTTCAATTGTTTCCATTGACATTAATGGAACATACATTCCATTCTTCATACCAACTTTCCTCTTTAAATACTCCACATCATTGAACGCCACAAATTTATCAGTTATTACTCCTTTTTGTGCATTTGTTAATCGCACACCATACTTAATAAGAGTCTCTGACAAACTTACATTATTGAACCATAAAGCAACAGGACTTTTTACTGTTGATGTATTATCATCACCATTTATAGCTAATGCTACATTATCACGAAACACGTCATATGGTGGCGTAAATTGATATTTTTCTTTAAATAATATAACAAATGATAACATCATATATATCAAACTAATAAAACTATCCAATTCCGCTGTCATAGGTAATCCTGATGGAACACCCAAATTTTTCATATATAGTGTATTAAACACTACAACAAAAGTAAAACACACTTCATGCATTAAACAATACCTAACATTCTGATTTTCAATATCATCATCATACCATTGATTGACTCCATTAAGAAACACTTCCATTAATTGCCATACAATTCTAGCATCAAACTCTTTAACATCATACCCTAAGACGTTTGAAGAATTACTTAATAATCTTGTCCATAATTTATCCCAGTCTCCACTTTCAGGATTTATTCCTACGGTAAAACCAGCATCTGGTCCATATTTATGAATATAATTCAAAAATGCCCCAAAATATCTTCTAAACAAGATAGTATAAGGCATTGGACACCCTACAAATGCTCTAGTATTTCCACTAGCTATTTTACTAAGTGGTCTCAATTCGTCCTTCAACAATGCTGTCCAAATGAAACCAATTCTTTGCCTATTCTTAGCACATTTTTCAACTTCTCTAACTTCATTCAACATTTCTTCTCCTTTCAACGTATACTTCCATGTTTGTTCAGAAACATCATATTCCATAAAATCCAATTTTCCTTTACTACTAGTATGTTTAACATAAGGTAATCCAACAGATGTATGTGGATTTATCCTTTCTAAATGACTCATTCCATTCAAAACTGTTAAAAAATCCAACAATGGACGTTCTTGATAAAAACCCATATTGTTTATAAACTCATTTATCCATAATTGTACAACTTTCACCACTTCGTTTGGAAAATTTGGTGGTGAGGCTGTATATTTCATGAATTGTTTTTCTAAAATCGTACACCCTGTACTTTCCGTATATCTTTTGTCTTTAGACGATAAAACACAAGGTTCCTTAATTATATCAAAACAACCATGCAATAAACTTGGCTCTATTTGAGTACGTGGTGGTTGAAACAAACAATATTCTTTATCAACTCTTCCTAATAATTCCACATTACCAGTTATTTTTGGTTCAACCAAACAATCCATTAACTCCAACTGAGCCTTTATTTCTATAGGCTTCTTTATATACAACAATGCTTTCATTAACTGCTCTTGTGTTATTAAATTTGTATATCCTCTAGTAGTATTAACTGCACTAGCAACATGTATTCCTAAAATTTTACGTTGCTCACTATTGTCAAAGCGTAATAAAACACCACCACAATCACCATCATAAGTATTTGCTTGGTAATTAAAACCACGACACAATAAATAATGATCATTTCTTGATATATAATCAACATTCTTAGCATTCACATGATATGGTAATTCCATACGTATTACATTTTCCTTTCTTCGTACTATTAAAGTACCTGCATGTATATCTAATGTATTTCGATATATTAACAGATCTTTTTCACTAATGAAGTGCTTTGTTATATCACTTCTAAACTCAGATCCTGCATTGAAATCAATTAAAATTGCATCATCATACTAAAGCAAATGTATTTG